AGATGTAGGTCTGATTATTTTGATAAGCACGTGCAAGCAATCATGATGCATGAGCCAAGGTCCGAGGCTCTTGAAACACCAGTTGATATAATCAAGGAAGAAAAGACTGGGCACTGGGGAAACTATATTGATACACAAATAATAGAAAGGACATAGTTGACAAGGGGATATTATTCCTATAATATCCCCTATGTACCGCAAGGGTGCTAGTTTCTACGATCCTGTTATAAAGTCTTGCGATGCGAGCAACGGGGGAGACGCAGGCAGCGGTACACAACGAAAGGATATAAATGAAAGAACTAAAAGATGAGTACAAACCAGGCGGCGCAAAGCGCCAATACATTTTAGATAAAGCGGTGGCTTATCTAAAAGATAACAGACTGATGGCTACACAACAAGCGCGCCATGCATTCTGTACAGGTGAACTGATGATGACTGAAACAGAATACCTGGAGTGTTTAAACAAAGCGAGTGGAGGTGAACTATGGAAAAGCGCGTAACAAGGACCAACCCATTCTCTGGTGAGTCAGCTGAACTAACACTAGAGCAAGCTAAATTACATGACGAGATTAAGTTAGCTGAACTTAATGAAGACTACGACACTGTTCGTAAAGGATTGAGCAAGTTTATGAAACTCAATCCATCTGCCTACATGACATTACTAGACTAATAGAGGTACCAGACGCGTCCAGAAATTTGGACGCGTCTATATATGCAATTCCCTTTGTATAAAAAGGGGTCCCAGAGTTGGCCCTTTATGCCTTGTTTTATAGATAGATATGGTCTAAAATTGTTCTGGGTTTTCAAAATCAACCTGTAAAAATTTTGCGAAAATTTAAAACTTTATGGACATAAATTTAGAAAAGATAAAAAAGCTCCCCCCTGACATACGAAAAGAATTTATGAGAACTTTTGTAAAGTATTCTCAAAAGAAAAAAGAATCTAAAATTCAAAACAACTTTATGTCCTTTGTCAAACATGTTTGGCCCGAGTTCATTGAAGGATCACATCATAAAATTATTGCTGAAAAATTTGATAAGTTGGCAAGAGGAGAAATCAAAAGACTCATCGTGAACATGCCGCCAAGGCACACGAAGTCTGAGTTCAGTTCCTTTTTGCTTCCTGCTTGGATGATTGGTCGTAAGCCCAATTTAAAAATCATTCAGTCAACTCACACTACAGAACTCGCAGTACGTTTTGGTCGTAAAGCTAAAACATTGATGGACTCTCCAGAGTACAAAGAAGTATTTGACACAAGGCTCAGGGAAGACTCCCAAGCTGCGGGTAAATGGGAAACCCAGCAAGGAGGTGAGTACTATGCAGCCGGTGTCGGATCGGCGATTACAGGAAGAGGTGCAGACCTTTTGATCATCGACGATCCGCACTCGGAACAAGATGCATTAAATCCCTTGTCCATGGAGCGTGCTTATGAGTGGTATACTTCTGGTCCACGTCAACGTTTGCAACCCGGTGGTGCTATTGTTTTGGTTATGACAAGATGGAATACGAAAGATCTAACAGGAAGACTTATTCAACAATCCTCACAAACGAAAGCCGATCAATGGGAGATTGTAGAGTTTCCTGCGATTATGCCAACCGGTAATCCGGTTTGGCCAGAGTTCTGGAAGCTTGAAGAGTTAGAAGGAGTTAAAGCTTCTTTGACCGTGCAAAAATGGAATGCACAGTGGATGCAAAATCCAACATCTGAAGAAGGTGCATTGATTAAAAGAGAATGGTGGAAGAAATGGGAAGGTGAAATACCTCCCCTTCAACATGTTATTCAATCCTATGATACCGCGTTCATGAAAAAAGAAACCGCCGATTACAGTGCCATTACCACATGGGGCGTGTTCTATCCGTCCGAGGACCAAGGACCTCAGCTCATACTTCTTGATGCCTTAAAAGGCAGATACGAGTTTCCTGAACTCAGACGTATTGCTCAAGAACAATATGGATATTGGAATCCTGAAACCGTCATTATTGAATCTAAAGCATCAGGTTTACCTTTGACCTATGAATTAAGGAAGATGGGAATCCCTGTTTTGAACTTTACACCGTCAAAAGGTAATGATAAACATACAAGAGTTAACAGTGTTGCACCTCTATTTGAAAGTGGATGCATATGGGCGCCCACCGACCAAGCTTTCGCTCAAGAGGTGATCGAAGAGTGTGCGGCCTTTCCATACGGGGATCATGATGACCTGGTGGATAGTACAACACAAGCGATCATGCGTTTTAGACAAGGAGGATTCGTTGAGCATCCAGAAGATGCTGCCGATGATCCATTACCACAACCAAAGAAGGAGTACTATTAATGGGTGACAAAGCATTACGAGGTCAAGGAGCTATTTTAAAAAAAGATCCTGCGACGCCCGTCAATCCTGTACAGCCAAAACCAGGACGCGAGTTAACAGAAGCGTACCTTAAAAAATTAAAGAATAAAAAATAATGAAGGGATTACTCGAATTAATTAAATTGTTATACGGCAACATCTTGCCTAGAGTAATGGGCAAGAGAACAAACGTTATTCGTTTACCCAATAATAAAATAAAACGTTATGCCAAAGAAGACCTTGATATTGAAAATGCAACCGATGCACAAGTTGATAAAGCTTATAATGAAATGAAGGAGTTGGTGGAAGATCTTCCACGACTCAATGATGCAGAGAAAAAAATATTTGAATCCAATTTAAGAAGACTTGCAAATCGAAAAGGTTTAAATACCACGAAAGAAACTCAAGCACCTTCCGCTCAAGTTAAAAGTTTTGAAACAGGAGAAGAAATTGTAGGTGAAGGTTTAGAGTCTTTAAGAAAAGAAAGAGGAAGAATCACACGACCGGTAGAGCAACCTGGAGAACCTAAAAACGAAGGAATTATAAAACTAACAGAAGACCTAAAAGATAAGGCACTTGAAATTAAAGAAGGATTAAAACCCAAAAGCATAGAAGACTATAAATTTGGTAAACAACCTGCAGACCGATTGATTGCTGATAAGTTAGGACCTGAAGCACAAAAGATGTTATCTAAAAAAGCACCTGAGTCTTTTACGTTCGGCGATGATTACTATCAAGCAACCAATGCAAGAATTATTAGAGATGCATATAAAAATTATTCACCTGAAGAAGCGGATAAGGTTGTAGGGTACTACAATAAACTAGATGAACAAGATCAGCTTAGAAGAAGCATGAAACAGTTTGATACGGCGTTAACCCCTGAAACTATCATGCAACCTGCAACTCGAGCGATCTTAAAAAAATTTGCTGATGAAGGACAAGTTAAATTATCACCAGGCACTATGAAAGCTTTTGAACAAGGAGGTGCCGATACGATTGATCAATTCAGAAAAATTTTTGGCGATGATAATTTAGAAGTTTTAGATAATTATATTGCCGATACAGGGTTTGGACTTAAACAATCCGATTCTTATGAAGAACTTGCAGAACGATTTGTAAAAGATTATCCAAATCAACTGAATAAAGAATTTTTAGAACAAACAGGTGGCGTGTTAAAACCAAAATCTTTAGGAAAAGATCTTTTAACGGACAGAGAAAAAGTTAATTTCTTATTGAACAATGACGGCGAAGGTAATCCATTAGACCCAGAAACTTTTGAGTACTTAAGAAAAAACATTGACCCTAATGATCCATTCATTACAAAATACATTATGCAATATGCATTACCTAGAGGACCGGGTACAAGTGCAAGAGAAGTAATTAAGAATGTACCTGAAGGTTATAATCCACCTGAAGAAGTTCAAGTTGTATTAGGTATGAAAAAACCAGAACCTGAAGGTTTTGCAATGGGCGGACGAGTTGGATATCAGGTAGGTGGCCCTGCAACTCCAGAACAATATTTATCTGCTTTACAAAAAGTAGGAGCAGGAAACGCAGAACAAAAAACAAGATCATTAGGAGATTATGTTTTAAATTACGCTACACAAACAGGACAACAATTATTTCCCGAAGGGAATTTTCAAAGAATAAAAGCAAGTTCGCCAACACAAAGAGATTATAATATTAATGCTAGTGCCGATTTAGTTAGGAATAATTTATTAGGAGTAGCTGGAGAAATGTTTGCTCCTGTAGGAGCGGCAGCTTTAAGTTTGCCTTATGATGCAATTCAAGCTTATACAAGAATGAAACCTGATTCTGGAATAAAAGGATATTTTGATGCGTTCATGGCAGAGAATCCTTTTTCAAGTTTAGCGGAAAGAACTTATGGAGCAACGCTTCCTCTCGCTGAAAGAATATCCGAAGCAATTGGACAACCAATGACAGCTACAGAAGATGTGTCTCTTGCTGATACTTCAGCACAACAACCAGACAATAGTGTGGCTGATAATTATTTATATAATATAGGTAGATTTGTTTCTGATAATCAAGTTGGACCACAAGCACTATTACAAAAATATTTAGACTTAGGTGGAACCATGAAATCAACCTTAAGACCTGAAGGAAAATCAAGCATGGTATTTACATCTCCGACAGATGAATATTATCAATATTATCAAAAACCAGGAACTTTACAGACGGGAGCGTTATCTATTCCTTTTTTAAGTTCTACAGGAGAAATGATTAAGTCCTATAACCCCGATACTTCTATGGCTACTAAATTTTCTGGAGAAACAGTTTACGCTCCAACTCTGGGGCAATCTACGGGATTTGGAAGCGACTTAAGTAATTCAGATATCTATTTTTGGGATCCTTCAAGAGAATACTTACCTTATAAACAATCTTTAGCACAAGGTGGTTCCGTAGGCATACCTTACTTGTTAGGAGTATAACTCCATGAAGATCAACGAATACAATCAAATGATGAAATACCTGACGAGACCGGCTAGGTCTGAACCTGAATACGAACAGGTTGCAATGGTTGGACGTTTTAAAGGTGGTAAAAAATTAATTCAAAAATTACTTAAAAAAGGTGATATTAAAAAAGGCGAAGCACCAAAAACCGATATTGATAAAGTTCAGTCAAAGGTAGAATCAGATCAAAAAAGTATTCAAGAACTTGCAGACAACAATCAAATCCCTGTTAAGTCCGAGATCCCTGAGCCGTTTGCCGGGAAGTTTGAACAAGAGTTCATGGCTCATGATAATATGTTTGGTCGACGTTCAGGAGACAACAAGGTTGATGCACAAGAGATCGCGGAACAAGTAGCTGAAGCCAGAGGTCAAGATTATTATGATCTAAGTTACAAAGAACAAATGGATTTGTATGACAAAGCTTATAATTATTTAGGACTACTTGATCGAACTAAAGATG